GGAGAGCCGCTTCCTGGTGGTGGCTGCGCTCGCCTATTAAGATCAACAACGGTTACTTCTGCGCAGTCGACACGGACGGCTCGAACAACGCTATCAACGCCAGCGGCTCGAGCGGCGTGTGCTTCGGCTTCTGTTTTTAATCCGGGAGGTGTAGATCATGTACGCGATAAAAGTAAACAGCGAAATCGCCGGATATTCCGATAGCTTCGTATATATCCGGCTGCACACAAACGGCTGCTATGTGCTGTGCAATGAAGCGGAGGCGGAGGGCATATGCGCAAAGACGGCAAAGGAATACACCGACGCGGAGACCGGCGAAACGGTAACGCAGATAGCCGACACCGTATTCCGGCTTACCGGTGACGGTCTGCACGGCACTGAGCCGAAGTGCGAGATCGAAACGGTAAACGGCGCACAGGTCGTGGCGGACAAGGACAGCGAGCTAAAAAACGCCGTGAGCACCGGCGACCTTGAGGCGGCATACAAGGAAGGAGTCAACAGCGTATGACAAAGACAGAGGCCATGACCAAAATGAAGGAAAAGGGCGCGGACGATGCGCTCAATCTGCGCGGACGCGCAAGCACGATGGACGGCACGGCGATAATCGCGGAGGAAAGCAAAGTGCCCGATTTCGACGCGCAGAAGGATTACAGCGCATGCCCTGTGGGAACGCCTGTGGCCGACGAGGGGCAGGTGTGGAAGCTTATCCAGCCCCACAACGCGGCAAACTATAGCGGCAGACCGTCCACCCTGCGCGCTCTGTGGGGGCTGTGTCACACAACCGACCCTGCAAAGGCTAAAGCATGGGTAGCCCCTCTCGGAACAAGCGGTATGTACATGACCGGCGAATGCTACAAGGACGCTTCCGGCAAGGTACACAGGTGCTTGCAGGATAATGTTGTACACGATGCCGACGCGCTGCCGAGTGCGTGGGAGGATGCGTAGCTTGTGACCGGCATTAATGCCGTTTGCAATACTGCCCCCTGCCGTTCGGGGGCTTATAAATAGGCGGCTTGCAAAAAGAAAACTGCGGCGGCTCAGTTTAGATAGACAGCACAAGCCCAAAAAAAGAATAGCTATCCTTGAAGATTTACAACCGCCACAAATTGAAGATCATCTCGTAGGGCGCGAGATGGGTAAAATAAAAAATGCTCGCCGAGATAATAAAGGACGGTGATTTTTCAACCATGAACATAACCCCGAAACAGGTGCTCACGTTAGCTGCAAAATACATAGGCTATAAGGAAAAGGCATCGGACAAGGACTTATACAGTTTCACAGATAACGCCGGTCGCGGCAACTTCACGATGTTTCAGGCGGAGCTGGACAAGGCAAAGTTTTGGAACACACCGAAGAACGGCTATGAATGGTGCACAAGCTTTGTAGCGTGGTGCTTCTGGCGCATTGCCGGGAGCGAGGCAAAGGATGTTCTGTGCCTTACCGGGCCATACGGCGCAAGCTGCGTAAGCTGGGCGAAGTACTATTCGGCTCAGGCGAGGCTTTTCACCAAGCCGCAGGTGGGCGATCAGTATTTTCAGCGCGACAGCCGCGACGGGCTGCCCTGCCACACGGGAATTGTCGAAAGCGTAAACGGCAACACGTTCGTTACCATCGAGGGTAACTATCAGAACAGCGTCCAGCGCGTCAGGCACAGCCTTAACAGCGGCACGGTCTACGGCTTCGGCAGACCGAAATACACACAGAAAACGGAGGAAGAGGACATGGTGAGATGGAAAACGGTCAACGACGTTCCCGAAGGGCTTTACCGCGACACGGTGAAGAAGCTTATGGCCGACGGCATAATCAAGGGCAAGGGCGACGGCGTGGTTGACCTGACCGAGGACATGCTAAGGACGATAATTTTTTGCGAGAGGATAATTAAAAAATAATGGTTGAAAGTGTAGTCGTAGCTATCATAACCGGCGTGCTGACGCTTATCGGCGTTATTATCAGCAATAACAAATCTCAGGCGGTAATGGAAACAAAGGTGATCGAGCTGACACGAGAGGTCAGGGAGCACAACAAGTTTGCAAAGCGTATGCCTGTGGTAGAGGAACAGATTAAGGTAATCAACCATCGCATAAGCGATCTTGAAAACGACATGAAAAATCATCATCATTAACAGGAGGCACATTTATGAAAATCAATTGGACTGTAAGACTTAAAAACAAAACCTTTTGGCTTGCGCTAATCCCGGCGCTGCTGCTGCTTATTCAGGTGGTGGCGGCTGTGTTCGGCATCGATCTGAAGCTTGACGCGCTGGGCGACAAGCTGCTGGCCGTTGTAAACGCGCTGTTCGCGGTGCTTACCATTCTCGGCATAGTCACAGACCCAACGACCGCCGGAGTCAGCGACAGCAGGCAGGCTATGGAGTACGATAAGCCGAAGTGTGATAAATGACACAGGCGCGATTACGGCTCAGGCCGGACATGGCAATGCTGCCGCGCGAGAAGTGGGATGAGCTTATATACAGTTCCAACCTCGGGCGCGAGGGCAGCAGGATAGCGGATTTGTATTTCATTCAGCAAATTCCGCAGATAGACATAGCAGAAGAAATAGGGCTTGACCGAAAAACCGTCGGTAAACGAATAACAACGGCACGAACAAAGCTCGAGTATAATTACGAGCGGTTTTTCAAAAGCTGAGAGGTGGCAAGACCACCTCTTTTTTTACGCTCATTTTCCCCATAACACGGACATTAGTTTCCCCCTTGAAAAACGAAAAAGCATTAAGCTTTAGGTACAAGGAGGCGGCGAAATGTTCGTGTTTTTTAATCCTAATCCGGGTGCTAAGCGCGTCGGCGATTGCGCAGTGAGAGCAATTGCAAAAGCAATGGGAACGGACTGGGAAAAGACCTATCTCGCTTTGTGCGTTGAAGGTCTGAGAGCGCACGACATGCCCTCGGGAAACAGCGTCTGGGGAAGTTACCTCAAAGCCAACGGCTTTAGACAGCGCATACTGCCGGATGCTTGCCCGGAGTGCTACACAGTCGCCGCCTTCGCCGATGAACATCCGCACGGCGTTTATGTCCTTGCACTGTCCGGGCACGTCGTGGCCGTCGTAAACGGCGATTACTACGACACGTGGGACAGCGGCGAGGAAGTGCCGGTTTATTACTTTGAAAGAGAGGATTAATCATGGCTTACGGTTACGGCAACATGTATGGGCAACCATATTATCAGCCGCCTATGATGGACAACCTCGCGCAGATGCGAGCACAGCAGCCTGCACAGCAGCCTGCACAGCAGGGCATGATCTGGGTGCAGGGAGAGGCGGCAGGTAAAGCGTATTTAGTAGCTGCCGGAAACACTGTTCCGCTTTGGGACAGCGAACGGCAAACGATCTATCTTAAATCCGTTGACGCGGCAGGCATGCCGACTATGCGCATTCTTGACTACACGGAACGAGCGCAGAGCGCACCGGCTCAGCCGACTGCGGACTATGTGACCCGGGCGGAGTATGAGACACTTGTAAAGCAGGTCGCGGCGCTTATGCCGAAGGAGGTAAGCAATGAGTAATCCTTTGTTTGAAGCTCTCGGCGGCGGAGTTAATCCGCAGTTTCAGCAGCTCGTGCAGCGCTTTCAGCAGTTTAAAAGCACGTTTCAGGGAGACCCACAACAGGAAGTGCAAAAAATGCTTCAAAGCGGAAAGATAACACAACAGCAGCTCAACCAGGCGCAGAGCTTTGCGCAACAGTTCCAGGCGCTTATGAAGTAGGTACATTTTATCCGGCCGGGTATTTGTAAATACATATCGAAAGGAAAACTAAACAATGGCGATTTCTTCTGATGCGCCGGTAATGACCATGCCGGTTGCACCAACCTCAGCAAACGGCGGCTTCGGCGGTTTTGGCGGTGACGGATGGTGGATAATCCTCTTTTTCATCGTGCTTTTCGGCTGGGGCGGCAACGGCTGGGGCGGTAACAATGGCGGAGTGATGGACGGATACGTTCTGACTTCCGACTTTGCAAACATCGAGCGAAAGCTTGACAACGTTAACAACGGCCTGTGTGACGGCTTCTATGCCATGAACACGGGAATGCTTAACGGCTTCTCCGGTGTCACCCAGGCGGTTACAAACGGCTTCTACTCTTCCGAGCTGTCGCGCTGCAATCAGCAGGCCGCACTTATGCAGCAGCTGAACGCAATGCAGATGCAGGCTCAGGAGTGCTGCTGCGAGAACCGCGCGGCAATTGCTCAGGTGCGTTATGATATGGCAACGCAGGCTTGCGATACTCGCAACACTGTGCAGAACGCAACACGCGACATTATCGACAACGCAAACAGCAACAGCAAGGCAATTCTCGATTTCCTCGTCAACAGCAAGATGCAGGATTTGCAGACCGAGAACCAGAATCTCAAGCTTGCGGCTTCGCAGGCTGCGCAGAACAATTACCTCGTATCTCAGCTGCGGCCTTGCCCGACTCCGGCTTACATCACATGTAACCCCTGGGCTTCGTCTGCACCCTGCGGGGCATGCGGTAGCTGCGCATAACAAATCTCATAGTTTAGCTTTTTCGTGACTTTACGAAAATGTTCGGCCTTTACCGATACTAACGATAAGCGGTGGGGCGCATAGCCTCACCGCATTTCTTATGAAAGGACTGATTATATGGCAACTTGCAAAGAACTCAAAGAAAAATTCATTGACTACCTTATGGATGTAGATCTTGACACGCTCGATATAAGCGAACTTAACACTTTCGCGTATATCATCAAGACTGTCAACGAAACAGAAAAAGGCGATTACTTTGAAAACATGATAAAAACCATGTCGCTGTCGATACCTTTCGGTATCGCCGGAAAGGAGAGCGAAAACGATGGCTGAATTTACGAACTCAAACATCGTGACCGTAGCAGCCGGGCAGAACGTACCTCTTACCGAGACTGCGGTAGCCGGTAATTGCAGCATAGTGCACCGCGAGGGCGCAGGCATTGTTACGCTCAGAGGCCTCACAAACCAGTGCAGAGCGCGTTATCGTGTTGCCTTTGGCGCGAATATAGCCATACCTACCGGCGGCACCGTGGGGGCTATCACGGCCGCTTTAGCGATAAACGGCGAACCGCTCACCAGTGCGACGGCAACGATAACCCCGGCGGCGGTTGAGAATTATTTTAATATCTACGTTGCCGCAAATGTAAACGTACCGCGCGACTGCTGCCTCACTGTAGCAGCAGAGAACACGAGCGGTCAGGCAGTCAACTTTGCAAATGCAAATCTTATAGTTGACAGAATAGCGTGAAAGGAGCAATAACATGAGTATGAGAACACTTGAAAGACTGCGCGATATGCTTTGCGAGGAACTCGACAGCATTGCAGAACAGGGCGAATTAAACGTTGGCGCACTTGACATTATCGACAAGCTTGTGCACAGCATCAAGAATATCGACAAGATCTGCATGGGCGAGGGCTACAGCCGCAGATGGGATGCAGAGGGCTTTATGCGAGGCAACAGCTACAAGCGCGACAGCATGGGGCGTTATAGCCGGGATGACGGATATAGCCGCAGGAATTACAGCCGCGCCGATGAGAGCGAGCACGCTATAGAACAGCTCGAAGAGATGCTAAAAACCGCAGGCGGCGAGAGCGAACACATGGCAATCAAGAAAGCAATAAGCATCCTCAAAAACGCATAACAAAGTTGTCGTAAATTTTGACGTAAAATTGCAAGTTAAAACGTGTATATCTACGTTAATTTTTGTATGATTACGTTAGAAAATATACGGCGCAAAAACGCCGCAAACCATTGATAAATAAAGAAAATCCCGAAGTTTCAACGACTTCGGGATTTTCTCTTTTTGGCACGCCGTAAGGGATTCGAACCTTTGCGGCAGAGCGGAAAGGCGTTGATAATACTATGTTTTTGCGGCGCTGTCGTAAATTTTGACGTAAACTATCAATCTTGCTTGGGTAAATTGTCGTAAAAATCGCGCATTGCATTTTCTGCGTGGCCTATGTCCTGCGCAGACAAATGTGTGTAAATTTTACGCATTGTCGCGTAGTCTGACCAGCCGCCTATTTGCATTGCAGCCTGTTCGCTCATGCGAACATGGTATGCTAACGAAGCAAACGAATGACGCAATCCGTGAACGCCAAGCTTCGGCAAACCGTTAGCAGCGCAAATATCATTGACCCAATCATATACTGTGGAAATGTAGCATGTTACGATCTTGCCGTGCTTATTTTTAACAGCCGTCAAAGCGTCATAAAGCTCTGGTATCATAATAGGTATTGTTCGTGTCGATGTGGCGTTCTTGTTGGACGGCTTCTCAACAAGTGTCCAATTTTCTCCCGGGACTACTGCACCCGACACTTTTATAGTGCGCTTATCCAAATCAACATTTGACCAATCAAGCGCGGCGATCTCTGAGCGCCTGAGCGAATGCAAGCCGAGTAGTGCGGCTATCTCGACAGGCGTTCCCTTGACGGCTGCGATAAAGACATGTATCTGCTCCGGGGTAAGAAAAACGGGGTCTTTAGGCACAATTTGCGGCAGGGTAAGTCTGGGCAACTCCACACCGGCGGATTTAATGGCCGGTGACACAAGCCCCCATGCGTTCTTAAGCGTCTTAGGGGCACACACAAGCGCTTCTGCGTTAATCACCGCTTGCCAGTCCTTTATATCAGACAGCGGCTTTGCCATTACGGTCTTAAAGCGGTTTTTCTTCACAGAGCCATAACCGGCAAGAGTTGACGGAGACAGAACGTTCCGGCGATTTTCAATATAATTATCTATTGCCTCGGCAAGTGTCAAATCCGTTTTCTTTTGGGCCTTAACAAACCCCGCCCTTATGGCAATCGCCTTGGCTTTGGCTTCGGCTTCGGTGTCTTCAATGACGGTTACGCCCTCACGGCGGAGATCAACATACCACTTCTGCCCACGCTTACGCGGCGCGGGTATTTTTATCTCGTTTTTCTTCTTGCGCTCGCGGACAAGGCGCTCACCGCAGTAGCCGCAGAACGTAAAATGCAGCTCATCGGGCAATTCGGCTTTGCAATTTCGGCACTTCATTATTCGCTTTCCCCCTTTGAATATTCGCCATAATAAAATTTAAAGCGAATAACGCGCCCACGGTTAATCCCGTGGGCTTTTTGCGTTTTTGATAATCATCTTAGCTGTGTAGGCCATTAACGCTATTGCCGCGATGACCACGACCGCCAGCAGGACGGCAAGCACAGACATCCCGGCCGACTGAAACAAGCCGACTTGCGTCATTCGTATATCAAAAATGATATATCCTATGACCGCGCACAGCAGCAGAGCGCAAACGCCCAACAAGCCGAATATCAGCGGCTTATATATATTCCCCAAAGCTTTGTAATGGTCAGCAGCGGCATGTAAAACGTTGTTTTCACTGATTAATTCGTAAATTTGTTGCTGTTGTTCGCCTGCCGGCACTTCCGGCGCGCGTAAGCCCATCAGCTCATCGAGCGACAGGCCAAGCACCTTACATGTTGCGGCGGAGTAAAACAAAAGCGGCTGCTTTGTTGTCCCGGCATTTACGGAGCAAATGCTGTTATAAGGTACTCCGCTGCACTGTGACAGCTCAGCCAATGTCATACCGCTTGCGTTTTTTGCTTTCCGTACTTTTTCCTGGTATTTGTCGAAATAGGGCTGCATTTCTTGCATATGCGCCACAATTCCCATCTCCTTGTAAAAATTATTGAATTTTCCGATTTTGCGTTTCGCGTATTTTGAGCCGGTTTCGGCTTTTTCTGCGTGGACTTGTGCGGCGCGGCACTGGTACAATATAACCATGAAAAGGAGGCGCACACATGAAAACTACCATGCAAACTTATGAACCGCTGAGATACAAAAGACTTCCCAAAAGCAAAGCCATTATCATAATAACCGAGTGCAGCGACGAGCAGATAGAGCGAGTGCTAAAGCTGTTCGACGATAGACAGAGGGTGTTGAGGTCATAGTTTGTAGGCATACCGCGGCTTAATCAACAACTCCATGTTCTCTTATGTAATCTATATATGCCGCTCTCCATAATTCCTGATCAGAAAACTGATATTTTCGAGCGGTATCGCTATTATGCCCGGTTATATAACCCTCAACATATCCTTCCGAATGCCCGTTCTTATAGCCGTCGCTGTATCCTCCATCTCTGCCAACTTCCCAGCCTTTAGTGTATCCTTCTTTGTGCCCGACTGTGTAACCGTCATCATAACTATTATCGCAGCCGTAAGAATAGGCGAAGTAAGCAGTAGCAGCGAACATAGCGACAATAAGTAAAGCAAATATAGGACGTATTATTTTTTTAGGGATGTTTCTTTTATGGTTTACCTTATGCGCGGTGACATCTTGCGCTTCCGGTTTTTCGTTCTCTTCACAATCGTACTCGTCATAAGCAACAGTGATTTCTTGATGTTCGTTTTCAGGCTCGGGAGCTCCCCTAACTTCGTTGCGTGAGATTGAAACAAGAACCTTATAGTTTATAAAGCTCCAAAGTAAAACACTGGCTCCGGCTACGCGACCGTCTGTAACAATCATAGCAACGGTCATTATCAGCCATACCGCAATGCCGTAGATAATGACTATGCGCTTTGCTTGTGCAGCCGTGTATGGCCTTTTACGAATGACGAAACGAATTATTATAAAAGGAAGCGTATAGATGCAGAACGTGAGCAAAAGGTTCAGCAAGAAAACGACTCCTTCGGATGCCTGAATTTCCATGATATCTCTCCCATTATTTTAGCGAGCAATAATTTCTCTTGCATTTTATATGCAAATGCGTTATTATCTATATTAGATAATTGAGTTTCAATAATTCTCTTTTTCGGATATCAGCCAAAGCATTTTTCGCAAATAGTGTAACCATCGTCGATTGCTTCGCCATATGTCATGGTGTCGTAATACTTCATGCCGCTGCAATCGTTGTATCTGTGAATTTTGCCGCCGCTTTTGCTGACATAAACGGTTTTATCATCGCTCGGCGCGGCTGCATCATCGGAATGCGAGCAAGCGCACAGCGAGAACAGCAAACACAGAGTCAAGAGAAAACACACAAGCCTTTTACCCATGCAAACACCCCCAAACGTAACTTTATTTGCCAATGTCTACATAAATAATAACACTACGAATTCACAAATTCTATAAATTTTTACATTTTCGGCGAAATGTCCGAAAGTAAACTGAGAAAATACGCAGATTGCACAAACAGAAAGCGCCCGGCCAAAGCAGCCGGGCACATACATAACGGAGGGCGAAACGATGACCGATAAAGAATTTACGGAAGCACAGAAAACAGCAATGAGGGAAACAATAAGCCGGTCTGCCGAATTAATGGCGCTGCTGTATCAGCTTGACGAGGAACAGCTCGACAACGTATACACATTTATAAAAGCTCTTTCAGAAGAGCCATAACGGTTTGGTACTTCTCGCTGCTCATCATAGAAGCGATTTTTAAAAGCTCAGAATAGCGAGCATTCAATTCAGGGTTGTTTGTGTTCTCTATATAATTGATTATGTCGCTGAGCTGCTGAGAGGTTAGATCAGGCAACATGCGAGATATCTCTTCGCGTTTTTCCCACACAGCATCGTTTTTATTAAGCTCTTCATCCTTAGGGATGGAGGGCTGTTTTTTTATGCCGAAAAGCAATTCTTCGGGCGTTACGCCGAAATAATCGGCAATCATTTTAATCGTTGTAGAGCGAGGTGTAGCACCAGCTCTCCAACGGCTCAATATAGAGTTACTTTCGATACCTATATTTTTTAATGCGGTGTACGGCCTAATCTGATTTTTTTCACACAACAGCATAAAGTTGTCATAAAACACAAAATACACCCCCACTTTTTGTGCAAGATGCCTTTTCTCACAGAAAATCAGAAAAACACTTGAAATCTGATTAAAAGTTAGATATACTTTGAAACAGTGAGACGCGCTCTATCGAAAGTGAGACAGAACGGCAATAAATATTTGATTGGTGGCACATTCATAATAACTTATTGTTTCCGTTTTGTCAATATTAAATCTCACAAAAAGCAAGAAAGGAGGCAGAACAAGTGAATTTTAAGAAGGCAAGACTGGCGGCAGGGCTTACGCTCGACGAAGCTGCAAAAAAGCTCGGCTATGACCATACCGCTATTGTCGGATGGGAAAAAGGCAAGTGGCTGCCAAGAGCAGCAAAACTGCCGGAAATTGCGAAAGTCTACGGCTGCACCGTGGACGAGCTGCTAAACGGGTAAGGCCGCAGCTAAACGAGACTTATGATGTTGAACATATACAGCAGAAGAAAAAAGCCGGTGACGACGGTTGAGGCTATGGCAGAAATTCCAAGCCTGTTAAGAAATAGGCCATCGTTCAGTAGCTTATCAATTTCCTGCTTGTACCCGCATCGTTTAAGTATGGTACCGGCTATTGATATGGCAATGCAAAAGTATGTAGAAATCAGGCCGTTGAATATGAGCCAAATGAAACCGTAAGCGATCAAAGAGCCAAGTAGGCTTACAGGTTCACCGGTTCGACCGTTGGTAACATAACGGAACTCAACACCCGGGAGAAGCGAGGTCATCGAGGCTATATATGCAACGGTAATGCCGATACATGCGGCAAGGACAAGAGCAATCACTATTTTACATCTACGCATGAAATCAACTCCTTTAAGATGAGAATGCCGCGAATAAACTGTACATTTTTGTGACGACGCACGCGGCGTGTCCGGGTTCTGCTTTGTAAAAAATAATTGGAAAGGGGATGAGGAAAGTGAAGAACCGCAGAGCGTTCAGGATACTGGTGTTCCTGTTAACGCAAATCGCGGCAATTCTCGCATCGGTTGTTACAGTAATCCTTGTAACCAAAGGATAATCAACGAACCGCCAAAACCCGAGAGCAAACCACCGACAATGCCGTAGGAAGCAATGTGGTAATCATGTACTCTCGCAGCTTTTTCCCTGCGGAGCATGGTAGCGTGGTCGCTTAAAGCGTGCTTTCCGGCTTTAGTAATGCGGTAGCTCGATCCCGAAAAGCTGATGAAAGACAGCTCGTCACACAGTTCGTGCAGTTCTGCATCAACTGAGAGGCATTGCTTGACGGGAAAAGCGCCAAACAGCTCTTTAGGGCTGGCAGATGTTACGGACTGTAAGTGAGCGAGGATTTTGTACTGGATGTCATTAAGCATGAGCTTACCTCCTTTTACAGGAGAGTATCACAAAAAGTAAACAATTTCAACGGAAAGGAGCTGATATGATGCCGGAAATGTGGACAGGAGACCTTATAGGCCGCATGCACAACGCAAAGGTAACAAAGGTAGATATCGCCAATGAGTTGGGCGTGCACAAAAGCTATATTTCCATGATACTCAACGGCCAGCGCAAGCCCAGGAACGCTGAGGCGAAGCTTAACGCGGCGTTTGATGCGATCATGGCACGAAGAAACGAAGGGGGCAAATAAAATGCCAAGAACAAGGTTTGACAAGGTCGCTCGCGACCCCCTGAAAGAGCTTGTGCTCGGGCGCAAGGCGGCCTTGCAGCTCAGCGAGGTAAATCTCGCGGCCAAGATGGGCATAAGCACCGGGCGGCTGAGAACGATGTTCTCCGGCTCGTCTGAGAAATGGAAAATCGGCGAGGTGAAAGCGCTGTCAAGGGCGCTGGATGTGCCGATAAGCGACATGCGAGACTTGATATGCAAGTCATGAAAGGGGTTAAAAATGAACATCGGAGTATTCGTGTGGCTGGTCATGGCCGTAATCGGCGTGATCGGCGGAATATATCAGGCGCTTGTGTGGTTTGCCGATACTGCGGAGGCCGAGTGCGCGAAGAGGCGCGAGAGATACACATTTAAATAACAAAAAGGAGAACGGCAAATGAACAATCTGTACTGGGTCGATAACAAGATCATGAAACTGTACGACCGTTTCACAGATGCCGAGACCGGCGAGCTGTGCGACTGGAAAGACGAAGACGGCAACATTATAGCACCTGTCGAAGAATTTTTTAAGCAGTTTGAAGCGCTGAACATGGAGCGCAAGGACGTTATTGAAAATCTGCTGTTGGGCTATAAAAACGACACAGCGGAAGCGGAAGCAATCAAGCTGGAAATTGGCCGCTTGGCAGCACGCAAGAAGTATTGTGAAAAACGCGCAGGACGCTTCAAGGCAGCGGCTGCCGATGCACTGAACGGGGAACCCTACACATCCGGCAAAGTGGCGGTATCGTGGCGCAAGAGCACGGCTGCCGAGGTTGACGAGAGCCTGTGCCCGGAGGAATACATCACGACAAAGATAACGACCGCGCCGGACAAAAAAGCCATTACAGCGGCGCTCAAGGCCGGGCAGGAGATACCCGGCTGCAAGCTGGTCGAGCGTGTGAACATGAGCGTGAGGTGAGAAGATGGACAACCTTAAATACTACAACATGGGGCGCAGCGTCCCCGACAGTGCGCTAAAGCCGATAAACGCCGGGCGCTTGAAGGGCATGAGCGACATCAACCCGATGTGGCGAATCAAGATGCTGACGGAGATGTTCGGACCTGCCGGTGTCGGCTGGTGGTACGAGATCACCGACAAACGCCTTGAGCATGACCCGATAAGCAAGCAGACGGCGGCATTCGTCGATATCAAACTTTACTACGTAGACCCCGAGACCGGCGTGGAAAGCCACGGTATCCCCGGCACTGGCGGCGCAAGCTTTGTGGCGCAAGAGCGCAACGGGGCTTATATGTCGGATGAGTGCTACAAGATGAGTTTAACCGACGCGATAAGCGTTGCGGCAAAGGCGCTGGGCATCGGCGCGGACATTTATTTCAGCCGCGACGAAACGAAGTACAACGATAAGCCGAAAATTGAGCGCAAGCCGCCGGTCGAGCAGCCTGCAAAGCCGAAAGAGGATTTAGTTCCCCGCTGCGAAAAGTGCAATCATCCGCTGACTATCTATTTCAATGACGGCAAGCCAATTTCCCTCCGCAAATGGAGCGAGGGCACAAAAGAGAGATTCGGCAAGGTGCTTTGCGATAAATGCGTAGAGGCTGAGAAAAATGCAGATCAGTAAAGCGGAGCTTACGCCGGATGGGATAAGCCTCACGGTTTCACGAGATGAGGCGCGGCGCTTCTGCTACAGCTTCAAGCCGGGCGAGTACGATATCAAGAAAACGCGCAAAAAACGCAGTCTGGATGCTAACGCCTACGCATGGAAGCTGATAAACGACATATCGCTTGCCACGCGCGTAAGCCCGGAAGAAGTTTACCGTAATGCGCTGCTGGATATCCCGACGCTGTATTATACAGCGCTGATACCCGACGAATACACCGATGCGGCTATGACCGACTGGCAAAAAGGGCATATCGGGCGCAAGGCGGAAAAAGAACCGGCATATACGGGATATTCAAATGTGTTTTTTCACATGGGCAGCTCAGACTTCGACACACGGCAGATGTCAATGCTTATCGACAACCTGATACAGGATTGCCGGGCACTGGACATTGAGACAAGGCCGCAGGACGAGATCGAGGCGCTTTTGGAGGCGTGGGATGGCAGATAGCATCATGCAGAGCCGCCGGGAATGCTACATCACCGGCGACACACAGGGTCTAAACCGGCACCATGTATACGGCGGAGGACGCAGGCAAGCCGCCGACAAATGGGGCTGCTGGGTGTGGCTGCGCTGGGACTGGCACACCGGCGCAGAATACAGCGTACACCGAAACCGCGATTTTGATTTGCGCTTGAAGCGCGAGTGCCAGGAACGATTTGAAGAACTATACGGACACGAAAAGTTCATGGAAGTGTTCGGCAAGTCTTGGATTTGAAAGGAGAAACAATGCTTAATCACATCACGATCATGGGCCGCCTAACCCGTGACCCGGAGCTGAGATACACTCAGTCACAGACCCCTGTCGCATCGTTCACCCTTGCCGTTGACCGCGATTTCGGCGGCCGCGACGGCGGCGAGAAGCAGACCGATTTCATCGACTGCGTCGCATGGCGTTTGACTGCTGAGTTTGTCAGCAAGTATTTCGCCAAGGGTAGCATGGCTGTCGTTGACGGCAGACTGCAACTGCGCGACTGGACGGGCAAGGACGGCAATAAGCGGAGAAACGCAGAAGTTACTGCCGAACACGTCTATTTCGGTGAGAGCTGCCGCGCTGCATCCGTACCCTCGCCCGATATATCCGCAGCAGATTTTGAAGAGCTGCCGGACGATGGAGACCTTCCATTTTAGGGTGAGCTATGGCCGAGATAACTTATATCAAGGTCTTTGTTGATTATCTCGATGCGATAGAGCCGCTCGGTGACGCTGAGAGGGGGAGACTTTTCACTTCCTTGTTAACCTATGCAAGGTCGGGCGAAGTTCCGCAGCTCAACGGGAACGAACGATTCTTATTCCCCATGATGAGGGCGCAGATTGATAGAGATGTTTTATCAAAGGATGAGTTGTCTCAAAAGCGGCGTGACGCAGCAAGTGCAAGCAAAAGGAGCACTTGCGAGCAAAAAGAGCATTTGCTTGCAAATGCAGCAAGTGCAAGCAAAAGCCCACAAGACAAAGACAATAAGACAATCGACAAAGACAAAGACAAAGACAAAGACAAAGACAAAAGCGCGCGTGCGCGCGATGCTGACGCATTTGCCGCTTTCGCGGCCGGTGATGGCGATTTATTGGCCGTTTTGAAAGACTTCGAGAAAATGCGAAAGAGCATCAGAAAGCCCATGACTGACAGGGCAAAGCAACTTTTAGTGACAAAGCTTAAAAACGAATTTCCGCCCGAACAGTGGAAACCGGTGCTTGAACAAAGCATCGTTAAGTGCTGGCAGGATGTCTATCCGCTCAAAGAACGCGAACAGCAGCGACTAGGCGTTGAGCAACACCGCGAGAACGTCAGCAGTGACGAGCTTGAAAACTTAAAAGCGATCTACGCAAAAGTGAAAGGGGAACAACCATGACAGACAACAAACACGGCTACAAAGCCTATGAGCCCGGCCTTGTGTGCAGGGGGTATCAGTACGAAGAAGGCAAAACCTACAAGAAAAACGGGCACGGCGTATGCGTCGGCGGGGTTACGCACTACTGCGTTAATCCGTTTGATGTGCTGGATCATTACCCGCTTGTGCGTAACGACGGTAAGTTCAGCGAATTTACGACTGTCGAAGCTATCGACGAGCCTGTTACCGATGATAATCAGAAGTTTGCAACAAGCACTATCAAAATCGGTGTAAAGCTCGGATTTTCCGGTTTCATCAAGGCTTGCGTTGATTTCGCGTGCGAGAAAACGATAAAGAGCATGCCGAGTAATAAGGTTAATAAAGGCAACTCCGCGCAGATAGGCAGCTCAGGCAACTCCGCGCAGATAGGCAGCTCAGGCGACTTCGCGCAGATAGGCAGCTCAGGCAACTCCGCGAAGATAGGCAGCTCAGGCAACTCCGCGCAGATAGGCAGCTCAGGCAACTCCGCGAAGATAGGCAGCTCAGGCTACTCCGCGCAGATAGGCAGCTCAGGCAACTACGCGCAGATAGGCAGCTCAGGCAACTCCGCGCAGATAGGCAGCTCAGGCTACTCCGCGCAGATAGGCAGCTCAGGCAACTTCGCGCAGATAGGCAGCTCAGGCTACTCCGCGAAGATAGGCAGCTCAGGCGACTCCGCGAAGATAGGCAGCTCAGGCGACTTCGCGAAGATAGGCAGCTCAGGCGACTTCGCGCAGATAGGCAGCTCAGGCGACTTCGCGAAGATAGGCAGCTCAGGCAACTCCGCGCAGATCGATATTTCGGGCAACACCAGCGTAGGCGCTGCTATAGGCATCAACAGCATTATAAAAGGAGCAGTCGGCAACTGGATAACACTTGCGGAGTGGGCATATGACAGCGATAAACAGCGCTGTGCCCCTGTTTGCGTTAAATCAGCACAGATCGACGGCGAAATAATAAAGGCTGATACATGGTATAAGCTTGCGGACGGCGAATTTGTCGAGGTAGCCGATGAATAAATACACGATCATCATAGCCCAGGTGTGCGCGGCGCTGCTGGCGCTGATAGTCATTGTACTGCTTGCCCTTGACGAAGGGGGCAACAAGGCCGATGCGGACGGTGTGCCGCCCGAGGTTGATACGCACGGCCTGTGCGTAGTGGAAGTGGCAGAGCCTGAGTACGAGATGTACTTTACCGAGGCCGACGTGATAGCCCTTGCGCAGATGCTATACGGCGAGGCGAGGGGCTGCACAGTGGATAATCAGGCGAAATGCGTGTGGTGCGTACTTAACCGCGTGGATGATACGAGGTTTCCCGATACCATCATAGGCGTTGTGTCCGCGCCGGGGCAGTTTTACGGCTATAGCCCCAATTTCCCCGTATGGGACAACCTGTACACCGTGGCGCTGGACGTGCTCACGCGATGGAGCATGGAAAAGCAGGGCGCGGCGGTGGCAAGGGAGCTGCCCGATACATACTGCTGGTTCACGGGCGACGGTACTACCAATTGGTTTAGGAGTGTGTACTGAATGAAAGTTCTTATAGCCTGTGAGGAGAGCCAGACGGTGTGCAAGGCTTTCCGCGCAAAGGGGCACGAGGCGTACAGCTGCGACATAATTGAGCCGTCGGGCGGGCATCCTGAGTGGCACATACTCGGCGACGCGCTCGCAGCCCTGAATGGAGAGGTAATTATTACCATGGACGGCGTTGAGCATGATGTGGGCAAGTGGGATATGCTGATAGCTCACCCGCCGTGCACCCATTTAGCGGTGTCAGGAGCAAGGTGGTTTAAGGAGGGAGTCAAACCGCTCAGTTTAAAATATGAAGCCGCCGCTTTTTTCTTGAAGTTCGCAGAAGCAGACGTTGAAAAAATCGCAATAGAAAATCCTATCTGCGTTATGAGTTCACTCTACCGCAAACCCGATCAAGTCATCAATCCATGGCAATTCGGTCACCCTGAGCAGAAAAAGACAGCATTATGGCTCAAAAATCTTCCGTTGCTACAAGAAACGGACAATGTATATGAGTTCATGATGACGCTGCCGGAAAAAGAGAGAGCGAGGATATGGTGGCTGGGTAGCAACCATGCAAAAGAGCGAAGCAAAACCTTCCCCGGCATAGCAAAAGCAATGGCTGAACAGTGGGGCGGAATATGCGCCGACCAACAGTAAACAAGCCCTACCCGTATTCCCCAAGCTGCTTTAACTGTCCTTGCAGCGATTGCAGAATATCCGGGATGGATGCGGTGCAGATTAACCAGATTGATTTAGGATTTTTGGAAGAAAGGAAAACAGAAAATGATAATCACACGGAAAAAGTTTGAAGAAGCAATGGAAAAGGTTCGCGCTGAGGAACAGGCGAAGTATGAAAAGTGGGCGAACGAGCGCGAAGAAAAGCGCTGGAATGATGAGCGCATAAACGAGCTTGATAAGCGCATGTGCAGAGCTTTCAATGATATCGCCCGTAGGCTTACCGAACTCGAAAAGCAAACGACTGCGCCACATGCGGTCGCGGCATACCCGTACGGTTATTGAGGTGGCTATGACAGAGAAAGATTTGACAATCCAAGATTTTCGGCGTGAAAACGACCGTAGGAGGCGAAATAATGAGATTTAAGGGAGCAAAAACCACAAATGAAATTATGCTGATCCCAACGTTCGGATGGATTAATGAGCGTAACTATTACGGCTATCCGGTTGTTGCTATTGCCTTCGCATGGCTGCGTTGGCGCTGCAAAATCGAAATAGGAGTTGAAAATGGCTGAATACATAGAGCGTGAAGCGCTGTTACATGACATCGAACAATCGGTGGTATACACGGCAAGAGAAAAAATAACGAGCGCAGAAATGCGAGGCGCTCACAAAGTTATCGAGCGTATTAAGTGTGCGCCTGCTGTCGAGCCTATTTATATTCACGAACCGACAAAAAGCAAGTTTAAGCGCCTGGCGGCGCAGATGGGTTATGTGCCTGTGGTGCATGGGCAGTGGATTCGACCGCACTGGAAAAACAGTGATTATTGCTGCGACTTTTCAAAGTGCGGCGGAGAAGCTATGCATAGAGAATATCAATGGAACAAAAAGGGTATTTACCCTATCTGTCCGAACTGCGGCGCGAAGATGGAGGGAGATGCAGACAATGCCTAAACTGAAACCTTGTCCGTTTTGCGGGGGATATCCAGAACCTATACGCGTCGGGGACAGAAAACAGTATATCGTCTACCGCTGCGAGGACTGTAAACAGACTCCCGTACCGCATTGCGAAGCCAGTCTAAGCGGAAAAGGCGCGTCAGAAGTTTGGAATCGTTCCGTTGAAAAAGCACTAAGGAGGGCTAACAATGGCTGAATACATAGACAGAGATGCGATATATACGGCATTTGCGAATGCTGGTACAGACGTACTCGAAAGAGCATCCGAAATTGAATATATTGCTGGCTTTAGCTATGAACTCGTTATAGAAATACTGGACAATATACCTGCCGCCGATGTTGCGCCGGTGGTGCGGTGTAAGGACTGCAAGTATTACAAACCGGATGAATACGAATCCGGATGCGAATGTGATAGCGGCTTAGTGTATGTAAAGGCTAATGATGACTTTTGCAGCTATGGAGAAAGGCGGACTGACAAATGAAAGAAATGGTTTATAAACCTGAGCGCTGCGCCACCGAACGGCTGGCCTATGGAAACTATAGAGGACTTGACTACTATGTGCTGAATCTCGGGACGCATCCATGCGCGTATGTTAATATCAGTGAATATGAAGGCGAACCGTTAAATGTTGAAAAGATTGACTGTCACGGCGGAATTACGTATTTGGAGCAATATTTAGCGACTGTAGATCGGAAAGGAGTGTTCATTGGCTGGAATTATTCCCATTGTTGGGATTATAACGGCGCTTGTCGCGACTTTCCGTATACTAAAGAGTTAAAACGCTGGACAACCGCCGAGATGGTCGATGAATGCAAGCACGTAATAGACCAAATCTGCGAAAGGCGGTCAGACGATGGCTAAACAATCAGCATTTGCGAAAGCCGTGCAGCGCGAAGTAGATATCCAGCTGCGGCTATACGGCAGAAACCGCATGCAGCTTGCCGAAGATGCCGCGTTTATGGCGGCAAACGAAGTCTTAGGATTGGGTGCAGGACGCGCCCGGGCGTTTGGCGAGGCGTTTGTTAAATATGCAAACGAAATCGCTGAATTAGTGGTGGAAGACAGCAAGGCCGATGACGAGATCGTATATGCAAAAAGCGTCCTTGATCGTCGTATCCGTAAAATAGTGGGCGAGGATAACTTCTCGCCATTCAATGAAAGGTATGGTAGGCGATAATGGCTAAAAACGTAGGCTGGGAAGCCAAAAGCAACCACGACGGCAGCTACACTGTCTTTGTAAACGGCAAAGGCTATCACTGTGCCAACACATATGAAGTGCTTCGCTTGTTAGAAGACACCGGAGAAAAATCCGAATATCAGGCAAAGCAGATATACCAGCAGGCGCTTGAAACCTACGGCGGGCAATTGCAGACGTTCGTATGCATGGAAGAAATGTCGGAGCTGCAAAAGGAACTTTGCAAGTATGAGCGCGGCGAGGATAATGTTGAACATATTGCGGAGGAAATAGCCGATGTGCGCATTATGCTCGACCAAATGGTTATAATGCACGATTGCGAAACGCTTGTAGAAGATTATAAATCTGCAAAACTGGCTCGACTGAAAGAAAGATTGGACAGCGTCGTTCCGTGTAGCGCAGATGGCATTGATTATGTTATTCCAAAAGAAATATACGATAATCTTGCAGAAGAAACCGCAAAAATATGTGACAAACTACAGATGTGCTAACGGAGGAAGGAAAGAAGAATGAAGATCTACATAGCCGGAAAGATCACCGGCGAGCCCAATTACAAAGAGAAATTCGATATCGCCGCGACGAGCCTTGAGGCGCAGGGACATATCGTATTAAATCCTGCTGAGCTGCCGGAGGGCATGCTCCCGGCAGACTATATGCGCATCTGCTTCGCAATGATAGATACGGCCGACGCGATCTACCTGCTTAAGGGCTGGTATAGCAGCTCCGGCGCTTCTATCGAGCGGAGCTACGCAATGTATACCGGCAAGTCAATACTTACTGAAGGAGAATAAATATGAAAAAACTACTATACGCAATAGGTAAATGGCTGATTGATATTCTCGACGGTATTCCAATGTGTTTTTATGACAGCATGGCCAGCTTGGAAAACCATTTCAATGAGCAAATAAATGATTACCGCGTAGCAATCCGTGAAATCTGCCGCCGCAGCGAAAACACCTATTACGACTGGTGCTGCGATCAGTGCGCTTGCAACTGCGATAAGCGCAACGGCTGGTGTAACGGTTTTGAACCCAAAGAATATAACCATGACTAACGACTGCAAAGGCTGCACAGTGCGCCGCATAGGTTGCCACGCCAATTGCAGCAGCTATCAGGCGTTTTGCGCGGAGAATGATAAACGCAAGGCGGCGGCGCGGAATGAATACCCGGCAAGGGAGCTGCTGGTGACTGGTTACATAAAACGCGCAAGGGCGGTAAAGACATTTACGACTAAAAAAAGTTGGAGGTATCGCGGGACATGATAATTCAAAGCCAGTGCGAAATGATGTTAAATCACATGCGCGAACACGGCAGCATAACAAGCCGTGAGGCAATGTATGACTACGGCATAGGCAGGGCATCCGGGCGCGTGTTTGATCTTCGCAAACGCGGCTATGACGTTGAAACAACGATGGAGACCGGACTTAACCGTTACGGCATCCCGACACGGTACGCGAGGTACACGCTGCATGAGGGGCGCTGACGGATATTATGACAGTCGGGCAAAATGCCCGTTTTGGTCAAAAGGCTCGGCGCGTGAGAACAAGATATTTTGTGAAGGCCCATGCGGTGACGCAAGATTGCAGCTGTGGTTTAAAGGCGACGAGCAGAAACGCCGGGTGTATGTGTCCAAATACTGCTGCACACAGTACGCACAATGCCCGGTCTACAAGATCACATTAGCGGAAAAATACTAAAGGGTAGCGCATTAAGCGTTACCCTTGTTTTTATTTAAATTTGTAGCAGCCGATCGAGCGGATTAAAAGCAGCCGAAGATAAACCGGACAAGTATTAACGCCTGACCGCCAATGTTGCACTGTGCTATATGGTATCGCGTAGGTTGCAGCGAAATTCGTGATAGACAAGCCGGACGTGGTAATGATGTCATTAATTGAAGTGTGCGCCAAATCCCATATGTGGGTGATAGCGTCTATGCGGTCGGCCGGAATATCGGTTTCCGGGGCATCGCCCCAAATATCAGATAATGCCCAATCGTACATAAAAGCATCACGGTCGTTAATGCTATTAGCATCGGCAAACATTTGCCCAAACTGTTTATCAGTCAATCGCATGTTAGCGTTCCTCCTTGCTTATCCAAAACTTCTCGGTCGGGAAATGCCAATCATCAACTCAACTCACAGCGACCGGATTTCATATCCGGTGATTTCAAATTCGTCTTCTTCGACTTCTTTGCACATTGGCCATACTGCAAAATCGTCTGCGTCGTAGTATTCGCCATTCCAATAATCGTTTCCGTGGCTTGAAAACCATTCGCCGAGTGCGTTGACGTTTTCGGCGGTGGGGTTGGCCATAACAGCGGCCTTTAATTCCTGATAAGAATAGTAATTCATTTTCTTCCTCCGTTTAAATGACTTCGGCGTAAGTCAGCCAACCGTTTTCGGCTCGGAATTTCAGAGTAAAATCTCCGTTCTTGGTGTGGAGCAGCGTCTCGCCGCGTTGCACACGCTGGCCGAAATAATCATATTTAATCTCGTCGTGCATGCTCGCGTCGCTCAGGCACTGCGCTATGTGAGCTTTCTTGCAGCCGGTTTTCATAATGTTTATGATCTCTAATTCGTTCGGAATATTCATTTTAATTTCTCCTTTTGTTTTTGTCATTTCCCTCTTGATGATTCTATTATAGTCCTATTAGGCTAATTTGCCAAGCACTTTTTAGCCGATTAGACATAAAAAATATTAAAACAGCAAAATGCACAAATCATCGACATGGATTTTATGCGATTTGCATATAAAACTAAAAAAGTGTGCAAGGTGGGGCTGATTAATGCAGCGCCACCTACGTTATTATAAAACCATGAGCAAATGGGATGATATCAAAACTGAATATATCACTACCGATATAGGGACAAGGCCGCTTGCCGAGAAACACAACGTTTCTTACAGCACATTGCGAAAACGTGCTGAGCGTGAAAAATGGGCGCAGAAGCGGACGCAGTATAGCGCGGCCAAGGGCGCAGACCGTATCAAAGCACAGCTGGAAATTGACTATCAGGAATATAAAAGCCTGTTAGAAGCTGCTGGGCTGCTGTCAAGCAAGCTATGCAGCGCTGTAGCACAGTTAACGGATGCGGATATTATAAAGGATAAACGCGGCCTGAAAAGCCTTACAGGCGCAATGAAAGACCTTGCGGAAATCCAGGGTGTTAAATCCGATGCTGATAAACGCGAACAGGAAGCGCGTATCAAAAACCTTGAACGCCAGGCAGCAGGAGAAGCACAGCCTGAGCCGGTGCGCGTTATCATTGCCGGTGCCGATGATTTCTGCGGTAAATAACCATGCCTGAATACAAAATCGACTACCTAAGCCCTACACAACAGGAATTTTTAAAGGATAGGACGCATGTTGTGTTTTTCGGCGGCGCACGCGGCGGCGGCAAAAGCTTCGTCGTGCGCGTCTCGGCGGTGCTGTACTGCTTCAAGTTTCCGGGGATAACATGCATGATCGTGCGTAAAACATACCCGGAATTGCAGGAAAACCACATAGTACCTCTGACACGCGATCTGCATTGCTATGATGCTGATAAATCACAGCGCATGGCAAGCTATAACGATCAGAAGAAGGTCATTACATTCCCGAACGGCAGCAGAATATTGTTTAGGTACTGCGATACCGACAAGGATGCAGAACGCTTTCAGGGCACAGAAACGGATATTCTGTTTTTGGACGAAGGTACCCACCAAACCGAAGAACGGTTTAGGAAGCTCTCGGCCTGCGTGCGTGGCGCGAATGATTTTCCACGGCGGATATATGTTACATGTAACCCCGGCGGCGTTGGGCACAGTTGGGTGAAGCGGTTGGCGATAGACCGCGCCTATACCGATGGGGAGAACCCGGAGGACTATTCATTCATTCAAAGCAAGGTCACGGATAACAAGCCGCTGATGGAAGCAGATCCCGACTATATAAAAAAGCTTGAAGCCCTGCCGCCTAAGCTGCGTAAGGCGTGGTTGGAGGGCGAATGGGATATATTCGACGGCGCATTCTTTGAAGATTTCAGAACGCGCCCGGATGCGCAACTGTGCGCAAAGGCGGGGATAACGCCGGAAGAAGCTATAGCACAGCGCAGATTTACGCATGTTATACCGGCGTTTGACCTGAACGAAGGCGCGGCACGTGGCTGGACGATATACAGGTCATACGACTTTGGCTATAACAAACCATTCAGCTGCGCATGGTGGGCTATCGACTATGACGGCGTACTGTATCGCGTTTTGGAGCTGTACGGCTGCACAGATACGCCTAACGAAGGTGTCAAGTGGACTCCCGACGAGCAGTTTAAGCGCATCCGCGAGACGGAGCAGACGCACCCATGGCTTAAAGGGCGCAAGATACTTGGTGTTGCTGACCCGTCAATATGGGATGTGTCGCGCGGCGTGTCGGTCGCGGAGACCGCCGAAAAATACGGCATATACTTCGACCCCGGCGACAACAAGCGGCTTGCAGGCTGGATGCAATGCCATTATCGGCTGCAATTTGACGATAACGGTTATCCGCGCATGTATGTATTCGACAACTGCAAGGCGTTTATCCGCACTATACCGCTGCTGATGTACGACGAACATAAACCGGAAGATTTGGACACGTCGATGGAAGATCACGCAAGTGACGAATGGCGATATATGTGTATGGCAAGACCGATAAGCCCGATAATACCTCAAAAACCGAAAGTTATATTGTCAGACCCACTGAACCAATACAAAAAGGATGGATACAAAGCAAATGGATATCACTAAGGACACTATACGAGCAGACGGCAGCAAAGCGCCCGAGCTTGGCAGCGTTGAAACTGCGGCGCAGATGCTTGGCATAAAACCCATTGGGGAACAGCAGATACAGGATTTGATGCAGATACTAAACAAATATCGCGCCGGGAAGAAGTCGGTCGATAGCCGTATCATCGCATCGGAAAACTGGTGGAAGCTGCGAAACGATGTTGAAGAAGACAAGGACGGCCACGCAAAGCCGGGCTTTCGTAGCAAAAGCGGATGGCTGCATAACGTAATCACCAACAAACACGCCGACGCAATGGACGCCTACCCTGAGCCTAACATACTGCCGAGGGAGCAGGGAGATAAGGTGGAGGCGGCTATGCTGTCTAAAATAATCCCTGTTGTGCTGGAAAAAAACCAGTTTGAGGCCACCTATAGCAAAGTCATGTGGTCAAAGCTAAAGACCGGTACAGGCGTGTACAAGGTCATATGGGATAAGAACAAGATGAACGGCTTGGGCGATATCGATGTGCGCAAGTGCAACATCCTTAATCTGTTCTGGGAACCGGGCGTTGAGGATATACAGCAGTCAAAGTATTTCTTTGAGGTCGATTTTCAGGACGAAACCGAAGTCCGAGCCATGTTCCCGGCTGAGCTGCCGGAGGGCAAGAATATACCGCATGATTTTATAACCAGCAAATACAGATACGATGACCATGTAGACACTACGGACAAAGTACCTGTTATCAGTGCGTACTATCACAAAAACGGTGTGCTGCACTACATACTGTTTGTTCCGGGCACGGTGCTTTACGCGACGGAAAATGACCCTGACCGTGCAATGACCGGCTGGTATGACCACAGCAAATACCCGTATGTGTTTGACACGCTGTTTCCCATTGAAGGCAGCCCTTGCGGATACGGCTATGTAGACCTGTGCAAAGCGCCGCAGACTGAAATTGACCTGATGAAAACGGCGTATGTGGAAAATGCAATGGTCGGCGCAAAACCCAGGTACTTTAAGAAAGCCAACTGCGGCGTTAACGTTGAACAGTTTACGAACCTGAATGAAACCATCATAAACGTCGAAGGCAGCTTAAACGACGATAACCTAAAGCCTGTTACGCACGATAACCTTGACGGCAACTATATCAGCATGCTGCAGCTTAGCATCAACGAATTGCGCGAAACCAGCGGCAACACAGAAACCGCAACAGGCACGACAAGCAGCGGAGTAACGGCTGCAAGCGCAATAGCAGCATTGCAGGAAGCCAGCGGCAAAGGCAGCAGAGACAGCACCAAGGCAAGCTACAGGGCATACAGCGAATTAAACTATCTTGTCATAGAGCTGATAAGGCAGTTTTACGATGCGCCGCGCCAGTTCCGCATTCTGGGCGACGGCGGCGAGGAATTGTTTTTAAGCTATTCCAACGAGCACATAAAGCCGCAGACACAGATGTTTGCCGGATACGATATCGGGCAGCGTGTGCCGGAGTTTGATATCAATGTCGTTCCGCAGAAGCGCACGGCATACACCAAGATGTCAAACAACGAATTGGCTTTGCAGTTTTATAATCTCGGCTTTTTCAATCCGCAGCAGACAGACCAGGCGCTTGCATGCCTTACGATGATGGATTTTGACAGCATCGACGATGTACGCAAGACCATCAAGCAGAACGGCACACTGTTTGACAGATTTAACACGGTACTGCAAGTCGCGGCACTGCTTGCGGCCAAATGCGGTGATGCGCAGTCGCTTGCGCAGATACAGGCTATAGCACAGCAGGCCAACGTGCAGATCAGCACACCGCAGGCGAATATACAGCTTGCAGAAGACCCGGCAAAGCGCGAACATGCGCAGGTGTCTAACGCCCGGGCAAAGACGCGCGAGGCGGCAATGCCCGATGGAGAATATGCAACGATATGATAAATGTATGCGTAAACAGCACCGGCAGCACGTTTGAATTAAAAATCGAAGGGCATGCGCAGTCTGCGCCCAAAGGCGAGGATTTGATATGCGCGGCTGCGACAATCCTTGTGCGCACGGCAGCGGCTATTTTGCAGGAAAGTTCCAAAGATATCACGGAAATTGATATATCCGACGGCAAAGCGCGAATAAAGCTGACTGAATATGACCCTGTGGCGGTCGTTGAAATGTCGGTAATAGTCAAGGGCTTTGTGTTGCTGATGCAGGAATACCCGGAATACATAAAAATTTTCACAGAAACTGAAAAAAATGCGCAAGGTGGGGCTGAAAGCAAAGCATAAGTAAATGCTATGCTGAAAACGTGGGTTGCATGAGACAGCAAGTTCACCTCCTTTAAGATGTCGCCCTGGCAGGCGGCGGCTGTAATAGTCTGCTACATCTCCTTTCTTACGGGCGGAGTTCCCCCTTCTCCGCCCCTTTTATATATCGCCTTAGTTTAACGGTAAAACGCTCGGAGAGATAGAGATGCAGGTTCGAGCCCTGCAGGCGGTACGACGGGCTCGCCCACCTACGGGCAAATAAATAGGAGGCATGTAAATGCACAACAAATTCAGTTGGCTGCAGCTATTCGCGGACGGTACCGGCGATGGCGGTGCAGCCACTTCGGGCGAAACATCTGCCGCCGCCGGGCAGAACACGGGCGTTAATGTGTCTGTTGCCGCCGAACAGACAGCACCGAAAACCACGGCTGACAGGCTCGCAGAGCTTGGAGTGCCTAAGGAAAAACTCGGACGGGCGAAATATGGCAAGGCTGTTAATCAGCCTAAAGCCGATGCGCAGGCCGCCGCTGCGCCAAAGGAAGCCATAGAGGCAACAGAGACTAAAGATACAGCAAAGCGGCTTACATGGGATGAAATCATGGCAGACCCCGACTATAACCGGGAGATGCAGAAAGTAGTCTCGTCGGCAAAGACAAAGTACAAGGCGGACGCCGAGGGGCTTGAGAAGCTTGCTCCGGCGCTGCAGCTGCTATCCAAAAAGTACGGCGTAGACTCGGGAGATTATGACGCAATCGCGAAAGCGGTCGCGGACGATGACGAGTATTACGAAGACCGTGCGATGGAATTGGGTGTATCGACCGAGGTAGCAAAGCAGCTCGAGCGCTCCGAGGCTGTGGCAAGAGCAGCAGAAGCGCAAAAGCAGCAGTTTATCAACGAGCAGAAGCTTATGGAGCATCTGAGCAAGATGAACGCGCAGGCCGTTGAGCTTCAGAAGAAATACCCCAACTTTGATTTGCGGAAAGAACTGGACAACCCTACATTCCGACGCTTGACCGCGCCTGACCTGATGTTTTCCCTCGAAGATGCATATGAACTTGTGCATCGAGATGAAATAAAGGAAAGCATACGGCAGGCAGCGCTAAAAGCATCGGTGCAGCAAGTGTCCAATGCTGTGCAGTCGAATAGATCGCGCCCGAGTGAGGGCGGCGTTCCCAAGTCCTCTAACGCTTCCATTCAGACGTTTGATTACAGAAACGCCACACGGGAGCAAAGAGAGGCGTTGAAAGCCCGGATTAGATTGGGTGAAAAGATATATCCCGGGCAGTTTTAAGCCTTGAGCGTTTCCGCGTGGCCTATGACCATGAAAGGAAACGATATGACTAATTTAAATTGGATTCAGATTTTCGCAGATGCAGGCACCGTTGTTAACACCCTTGTAAGCAACGGCACCTCCAACTACACCAACGCATACACCGGCGAGGCCGTCGCGGCCAGCCCTGCCACCAACACGATGGCACCCGAACTTAAGACGTTCTATGACACTGAGCTGCTCGAAAATGCCAGAGTTGAGATGTTCTATGCGCAGTTTGGCCGCAAGCAGAGGCTGCCCAAGAACGGCGGCACCACTGTTGAATGGCGTAAGTTTAACACCTTTGCAAAGGCGACTGAGCTTAAGGAAGGCGTTATCCCCACCGGTCAGCAGTTTGGAGCAACCAAGCTGACGGCATCTATCACGCAGTACGGCACTTACACCTCTATCACCGATAAGCTCGAGATGCGCGCATATGACGATGTCATTCTTGCAGCGACCGAGGAAATGGGCGCATCCGCTGCGGCTACTCAGGAAACCCTTATCCGTGATGCGCTGCTTGTCGGCACTAACGTAATGTACTGCGATAACGTCACCGAGGACGGCACTAAAGTTTCTACTCCTACTTCCCCGGCAACTATGGGCGCAGGCGGCACTACTTCCAGCGGCGGCAGCTCGACTCCTGACGGCTGGGCACTGCTTACCCCCACCATGGTAAACAAGGCCGTTACTAAGCTCAAGAAAGACCGTGTGCCCAAGATAAACGGCAAATACTATGCTGTTATCCATCCCTCTGTCGCGTATGACCTGCGCCAGAGCAAGGAATGGATTGAAGTGCATAAGTATGCAGCTACCTCCGAGATCTTCAACGGTGAGATCGGCGAGCTGCACGGCTGCCGCTTCATTGAGGATACCTATGCACCTATTCTCGGCGCGAGCTACAAGTATTCCGGCAGCACCACCTACAAGAATAAGTCCGACGGCGTTACTTATGCGACTTACTTCTTCGGCAAGGACGGCTTTGGCATTATTGACCCCGAGGGCGGCGGCCTTGAGATGATCGCTCATGACAAGGACGAAATCGGCGGTCCTCTTAACCAGTTCAGCACCATCGGTTACAAGTTCGAGACCAACGGCGCAACTATCCTTTACCCTGAGCGCGTACTCCGCGTGATGTCCGTCAGCTCGTATTCCGCGACTGACGAGGAAAACAAGTAATTATCCCGGGAGGGGCGGAACACTCTGCCCCTCCGCCTGAGAGGAGCGAAATATGGCTAAAAAAACAGAAGATGAAAGAGTTGAAATGTTTATACCGAGAGGCGACAGAAACAGTGACCCCGATCTGTTTGTATCGATAAACGGAAAAAACTATCTGCTGCCCAAAGGCAAAACAAGCCTTGTCCCGAAAGAAGTCGCGGACGAGATCGAGCGCTCCAACTACGCTCAGCGCATGCTCGACGAGCACATCGACGAGATGAAGTTTGCCGCGCACTAATTAATATCAAAAATAACAGCCGCCTCATGGCGGCTATTTTAATAGGAGAACAATATGACAATTGCAGAAGCAATAGACATTACCGATAAGCTTACGCCTAACGCATACGACGAAACCGAAAAGGTACGATGGCTGCTGACTATTGACCAGATGGTGTATACAGACCTGATAGCCACGCACGAGGGCGCGGAGAGGTTTGAAAAGCCTGAGTATGCAGCAGAGGACATAGCAACTGACTTGCTGGTTCCTGAGCCGTATGCAGAGGATATCTATGTTAATTACCTACAGGCCAAGATAGCGCAGCAAAACGGCGAGGATGCCAAGTACAACAAGGCCGTTCTGTTTTACAACGATGGTTATACGCGATTTGCGCAGGCGTATGACGCGGCGCACAGGCCACTGCCGAAACTGACGCATTTCAGATTTTAGGAGGACAGCATGCCGACATATATAACTATACCCGAAAGCAGCACGGTTGAAACAGTCGTTGATACCTTCGGCGGCTATAACCACAACTACAAAATAGGCGACGGAGAGTTTTACGATATGCAGAACCTCACGAGCGATTACTATCCGCTCATGGGCAACAGGGCGGCACGAAGTCTCATTCAGAGCGGCGTGTTTACGTACATAGGTGGAATGACTGTAGACAGTAATGGAGATTTGTATGTTATCGGGAACAAGTCCGGCGGCCAATATAGCTTAGAGAGACTTTATAAAATATACAAAAGCTATCCGGCAGGCGAGCCGGATTACAGTAATCTCGAAGATATGACGGCTATCACATATGATGATTATGCGGATCTGGGAAAACTCTTATTCTCCGACAAAGTGCAATTACTTTTTTTTAACGATGATTTAGTTATATTCCCAACAGGTATTAAAGTGAACACAAAGAAAAATGCCGATGGCTATTATTATTCACACCACCTTTCAATGTACAGCCAGGTTGTTATGACTTCTGCCCCATTGCCTTATGTCAAGATAAGCCCGTGCGATTCGGACGGCAAAATTATAACTTCCGGGACAAGTACATATGTGCGTATAACCATTGCTACGAATGGCAATGACATTTATTCATCATATACGTTTCCGGCCGGTGATGCGGTAAGAATATCCACAACTATAAATAACAAAGAAGACACGATCGGCATAGAGGGGACACACATAATAGTTAAGTCGTGGGTTGAAGGAAATAACACTGAGCATGTTATAGCCGGTACGATAAGCGCAACTCAAACCATTGATTCAAGTGGCAGTATGTTTTTTATGAGCAGGGATGTCCCTGATATGGATTTTGTCATACAAGCGCAAAATCGTTTGTGGGGCTGCCACTATAGAAAGTCTGATAGCGCAAACATGAAAGGAATAAATGAGATATATGCTTGCAAGCTGGGTGATGCAACTAACTGGAATGTGTTTCAGGGCATATCCACAGATAGCTATAAAGCATCGTGCGGCACACCGGGCGAGTTTACAGGCGCTGCGAATGTTAACGGATATCCGATATTTTTCAAAGAAAACTGCTTCCACAAGGTCTTTGTATCGTCAACAGGAGCGCATCAGATACAGGATAAAGTGATAGACGGCGTGCAGGACGGTTGCAGTGGCTCAGTCGCAATGGTTGGGAATGTTTGCTATTACAAATCTCGTAACGGCGTTGTGGCGTTTGACGGTTCTACAACATATTCTACAGGGGACAACCTTGGAGATGAGCGTTACACAGATGCTGTCGGCGGCAGTGCTAACGGCAAATACTATATCTCAATGAAGAATTCAAGCGGACAGTGGGCGATGTTTGCTTACGACGCTGCAAAGGGATTGTGGCATAAAGAGGACGAAAGTCATGCAGTGCAATTTTGCTCAGTGAACGGAGATACTTTATACGTAACGCAGGAGAGCACTGATAGCTATGATATACATCTTATAAGCGATTACAACAAAACGAGCGCACAAGAGAGCGTACCGGAGTGGGAAGCTGTCACGGGTCTGCAAGGCTACAGTTATACAGGGCAAAAGTACATCAGCCGTTTCAACATGCGTATGATGCTGCCGAAAGGTTCATACATGGACATCTATATTGAGTACGATTCAAGCGGAAAGTGGGAGCATCAAGGGCACATCAAGGGAACCGGCATAACTTCTTTCATGATCCCCGTAAGACCGAGACGATGTGACCATTTCAGAATAAAGCTCACCGGCAGCGGGGAGGTCAGACTTTACAGCATGAGCAAATTGTTTGAGGGAGGTACAGACATTCGATGAATATTATTCCACCGCAATCACCTTTATTTAAAGGAACGCAGGAAGAAAACATTGCCGCAATGCAGAGGTATCTGCTGGAATTATCGGATAACCTGCCGTATTTGCTTAACGACAGCATTGCGCTTGATGATGTTTTAAGCGCAAGCAGCAAAAATCCTGTTCAGAACAAGGTTATCAAAGCAGCATTAGATGACAAGCTCAATAAGTCTGACGTTGAAGAAAATCTGGACGGAAGCAGCAAAAATCCCGTGCAGAACAAAACCGTTACTGCCCAGCTTCAATCGAAATTTAATAAGTACGGTGGTGAGATAAACGGGGATGTTCGCTTGACAAACGTTAGCAGAATGAACACGGCGGCTAAAAAAATAGCGGTTTTCAGCGACAGCAACATTATAGAATATAGATCTGCCTCAGAGCTGGCGGCTGATCTTGGAATTGGTGACGATCCCAGCAGCAGCATAGCAGACTTAGTATATCCAGTGGGCAGCATCTATATGAGCGTTAACAGCACTGATCCAGCTCAGCTATTTGGTGGCAGTTGGACGCAGATTCAGGATAGGTTCTTGCTTGGAGCCGGTACTTCCTATACTAATGGCAGAATAGGCGGTGCTGCTACATGTCAGCTAACTGCTGCTAATTTGCCAAGCCATACCCACCCCCAATACGTTGCGACAAGCGGCGGCAGCATATCGGCCAACTTGGACTTTGCAAGCTATTCAACCAGCGCTAAAACAGCTGCCCAAGGCATTCCGACAGGTGCTACAGGCAGCGGAACGGCATTTAATACTTTACCGCCCTATTTAGTGGTCTATATGTGGAAACGCACAGCATAGCACTTTGCAACTAAAGATTAGATAAAGGAAGGCATAAATATGGCAATCAAAAAAACGACATATGATAGGGATACCGATTATCAGAAAAAAATAAACGATGCTGTTGCCGCTGGCAACTATACGGCAGCAGCAAAATATGAGCAGGCGCGAAACGCGAAAATTCAAGGTGAAGCGCTTAATTATGCCCAGACCAACAATTATTCTTCGTACCTTCCCAAAGAATACAACGGTGTTGAATACGATAGCGGCACGGATTATATGAAGAAAATATATCAGGCATTTGGTAAAGGCGATTATACCGCAGCGTCTCAATACGAGCAGCAGCGCAATGCCAAAATAGACGGTGATGGGCTTCCAAACGCTAAGACCAATTACACCTATACTCCGCAGTATGATACACAGATAAATGAGCTTTTCAACAAACTCCTCAACAGAGAAAGCTTCAGCTACGACACCGAGACAGACCCTTTGTATAAGCTGTACAGGGAACAGTACATTAATCAGGGCAGACTTGCCATGCAGGACACAATGGGTCAGGCGGCAGCTCTTACGGGCGGCTACGGTTCAAGCTACAGTCAGGCAGTCGGTCAGCAGCAGTATGATGCGTATTTGCAGAAGCTAAACGGCGTTGTGCCGGAGCTTTACCAGCTGGCATATTCGCGGTATCAGGATGAGGGCGACGAGCTTAAAGATCAGTATAACATGTACATGGCAAAGGATGCACAGGACTATGATAGAGCACAGATAAATTATGCACAGCTACAGTCTCAAATGAATGCGGCGGCAGATCAGGTCAAAGCAATACTTGAGGTCGGTGGCTCGCCTTCTGCCGATCTCGTTTTGCGTTCCGGATTGAGCGATGAGTATGTGCAGACACTTAAAAACTATTACGCACAGCTTGCGGCTCAGGCGGCGGCGCAGAGTGCAAGCGGCAGGAGCAGCGGAGGGGGGAGCAGCAAAAAAAGCTCATCCAGCACTTTTAGCGAGACCGGAGTTGACGATGCTACATATCGCGGCCTGAGAGACACGCTCTACTACGGCAAACAGGCAAACGGTACGACATGGGCACAAAACCAACTTGTTGAAATGATCAGCGAGGGCAAAATCAGCAAAAAACAGGCCGATACTCTGGCAGCTTATGTTGGTTTGAAAATGTAATGAAGTACGAGAGGTGCTAAATGGCTTCAAATAGCATAAAAAAATAC